TATGCAGAGTAGAATGACGAAATTGCAGGCAAATATACGGCTGTATCTCTAACACCTGTGGTTAAATCTATAGTTGGTTTACTCATTTTGACTCAATATTAATGTTGTTTTTAATTGTTCTTCGGCTTGCATCACTGCAACCTTGGCACGATTTAAATTTTCTTTGGCGATCTTTACGGCAGGATGATCATCTGGTAGAGATAACATACCTTCTTCCTCTTTTCGTTTCTGCTTAACCCACTCCAATAATTCTTGAACCTCTGTGGAAAGTCGAATCGTGGGATACGACCAATTAATCTGTTTCCATGTAGAACCATCGTTAATCTCAAAACAGCCCATATTAGAATTCCAACGAACCATACCTGCACCGACTGCACCTGGGCTGATGTAAGGATCACTCCAACTTGCACCAGATATAACAATGCCCGGTCCGCTGTTAATTGTTTTAATCATGCTTGTGCCGGAATAATGTATTTGTAAGTAGCAATGCCGCTATCAAGCATAATTTGCATAGCACCTTCGTTACTAAAGCTCATAGTAGTATTGTTTCCGTCTGCAATCTTCAAAATGCTTAGAACATTACTTACAGGCCATGTCCAGGATTTGGTAATCTTTCCTGTAATACCTGAAGCAAAAACAAATTCTCCGCCATGTGTGCTTTGATCTCCAAAGATAAAAATAAGTCGATCTCCGTCTGTTTTAGCAAGGAAAGTAGTATGTTCAGTATTAGCACCTGCTTGGAAATTAAATCGTTGAATTGAACTTACACTGGGAGAAATTTCAACATCCCATTTAACACCTTTAAATTTAAAGGTTTTAATTTTTTCATTGATAATTTCTGTACTCATGAAACGATAGTAATTTTTAAAATCACCATCTTTATTTTCGAAATGAATACCTACAGGTATTTCTTCTTCATTTCTAGTTTCTCGCATTACATTAATTACAGCATCTTCCTGATATTCTTTACCATCGAGAAGATATCGTAATTTTTCTAGTTGTGGCATTCCAAAAACACCAACCATTTCTAGTTGAGGATCTTTAGTTTCACCGTACATAATAACTGTTCGATCGTCTGCGATACTATCGATTAGAGTTTTTTCATCTGTGCCTGTAATTTTAACGGTATTCAGAAAACCTAATTTGTTTGTGTGATAAACAATGTCTTGAAGAATCGATTTCATATTAAATGTCCTTTATGATAATTTTATTTAGATTTATTAATTAAGTCAACGCAAATATTGTTCAATTTAAAATAAATTATTCGATGGAAAATAATGAATTAAAGGTTGAATTTTCCTCGGTACTATCAAGGTCAAACTCTAATACACCGATAAGATTTTCCAACTTATTATTGATAATAACAGTTTCCATTTCTGCATGATCGAATGGTAATTCTTGAAACCATTTGGGTAATCTTAGTTCATCTGTAGGATATGCTACACTGGTGAACCCTAAGGGATTAGGTTTCAATTTACAAACAACTACCTTCATTCCGTCGACAATTTGCATAGAGTATTTGTCACCGTTTATTTTCTTAAGTGTATTCCAATTAATACTTGCCCTAACATGTCCTGGCATATTGGCTTTTCCTGCGTTCTTTTCCTTATTTTCATATTCGGTGATGTTATTTGCTCGTTTAGGGCTTCCTTTTTCCCAACCCGGTCTTGCTTTGAATTCTGTTCTAAATTCCATAATGCGGTCGAGAATTTCTTTTTCTTCTGCACCATTTAGAACACGAGCGAGAATTTCTTCCAGGAATTTTTGCATAAATTCAGGTGTATCGCTGCGTTTAAGATCAAGCCCCATGGCTTTGATTTTACCAGGTTTGCCATCTATATCTTGTCTTTTTCCCTCTTTATCAAAATAAAGTACCGAATATCTTTTCTTTGTAATAAAAAGACCTTTGATAGCAACAATCTCTCGTCCTGCTCGAATAACCTCACCTCTACTTTTGGGACAATGAAAAGCATCTAGCATGAATTGAGGAAAGGTACCATTAACTTCTTCTGCGATTGTATCATAAAGTTTAATTGCGGTCTCTTTATCCCAAGGAATTTCTCCTTTAGAGATCTCATTTTTTAATGTAGAATATGCACTGAAATAAGCAGAATCGGTGTCTCCATAAATGATTGCTTTGCCTATGTGATTGTATTCCCCAGTAATTACCTCGTTTATTTTTGATGCCATATGGCGGGCAATTCCCCTTCCAGTTAGTGTAGTGGACTGACCAATTCGATTATCGAAAAATCTACATCCGGAATTTAAAATTGCTCCATAAAGAGAATTCAAATTAATTTTTTTCACAAGCTGTCTTTTATCCCAATATTCTTCCTCAATTTTATTTTCAGCTTTAATTGCATCTTTGAGCTTGGCCTGTAATTCTTTTCTTTCCGAGTACCACCGTTTCAATAATCCTGAAATAATACCCTCTTGCTCGTAATTGAAAATGGTTCCATTGGCACTTAACATCCAAGGTTTATTGCTTTCAAAGATTAACTTGTATATTTCAGCCCCACTCATAATATCCGTGTTTCCGTTTTCCCAGTCGATAATTATTTCATGGGATCTATCTTGATCCATTACAAATTCATATTCATTGACCGCAAATTTTCCTTCCCATGCAGCGGCAAAACTACTGTCCTTGGCCATTTTTGTTTCAATTTCTTGTTTTGTGTAATCTTGTCTTAGTTGTCCTACAATGGTTTCTGGTCCCATGTTTAGTGCACGAATCACACTGGGATATAGACTGTTAATATCCATGGATCCAATCCAATCATGAATTCCTTTTTTAGGATAGGCAACATAGGCACCTGCAGCCTGTGTATCATCTCGATCATCTTTTCTGATACGACTAGGGACTATTAGTCCACGATGGTGTGCTTCATTAATAATGGCTTGTTCTGTGACCGCAACAGCACCCATAACGGTAGGCAACAGAACGGTATTTTCATGTGCAATTGTGTTAGCGAGATCAATAAATTTTAATTTTTTATCAAGTTTATTCAACAGTGAACAGTCTTGTCTATTGTATTCGATAAATTTGCGAAAATCGTTATTGTATAGTTGATCCAATGTTCCTTCGTAAACTGTTTTAGTTTCACCTATTTCCATTTCTCCAATTGCATCGAGCCTGTAAGTGTGGCGTTCCTCATAAGTATACTTCCTGTACAGCTCGAGACTGTCAAGGTGAATACGGCCGACCAGATCATAAGTGATAGCAGTTTTTCCATACTTTTCGTATTCTCTTTTTTTAGGTAAAGCATTCCATAAACAAAATCTTTTTGTATCTTCTTTTGATAAAACCTTGGTAACCCTATTTACCGTATAAGGAATATCGAACCCTTCACTATTCCAACCACTTAATACATCAGCATCTTGGATTAGATCCAAAAATGTATCGAGCATCTCGTACTCTGTTTCAAACAAAATTGTATTTGGAAATTCTTTAACTTGATCTTGGGCCTCGGCCATGGTTAGAGTTTTTGGCGGTACTGCTAAGCACACCAGTGTATCTAACCATTGTAAGTGAATAGCAATAGCCGTGATAGGCATAAAGGCATCTTCAGGACTGGCATAACCTGGGCCCGGCTCTAGGTATCTACAACTGTGTATATTAACCCATTGTTTCTTAATATCATCCCATACTTCGTAGTCATCTCGATTTTGTAATTGATTTAACTCGAATACTGTTATTTCTTTTTCTTCCAATGTTTCCATCATTTCCTCTATATTTTGATATGTATTTTATGGTAGACCCGTTTGGCATCTTGCCGTTGTATTTTTTTATCCTATATAGTATCTGACCATAATCATACCCTGTTATTGTTTTTACATCATCGTACGACCAAAATTCTACATTGGTATTATCAATATTAGTTAAGCAGAAATGAGATGCTTTTCCCTTTCTAATAGAATCTCTTCTTTTTTTATGATCGCAAGATAATGCTGATGATCTCATCCTTTCAATCATTTCTTCTTTGCTTAACTTCTGCAATGTTTCTTTTAAAGTTTGTCCTACTTTTTTATAATTATATTTGTATTTTCCTGCTTTATGGTTTTCTGTGAATCTTTTTTTTCTTTCTTCACAATTATTTGGGTTATTTCTAATAAATTCTTCTCTTGCTAGTGCATAGGTCCGACTTGTTATTCGGCAATTATTAACACAGTTTCTTGTCTTTGCCATCCACCATAGAGCATATATCATCTTCTTTCGAAACACCGAATTATTTTTATATATTTTAACTAATAGTAAATGACAAATTAAATGTTCTCTTGTAGTTAGATAAACAAGATTAGATTTATCATCTGACCCTCCACAACTTCTAGGCACGATATGATGTTTTTCAATCCCTGGCCCTTTTTTTCTTGTGCTAGCATTATTAATAATGTTATGGTAGATTTTTTCGTAATTCATAATTGTTCCTATTATAAATTATTTAGTCTATCTACTTCAATATCAAAAACTATTTTTTCTTTTTTCGAATACGGACCATATACTGAGATGATACTGCAAAAGGTTGCATATCAGTTTCGATATCAAAGAATGCCACATTCAATTTAGGTGGTTCTTTGCCTAAGTAGTTTTCTTCTAGACATCTAAACACAGGATTAATATCACTTTCAAACAGTCTGTGTCCGCTGTGAATTCTTTGTTCTTTAGAAAATTCTTTAAAACTTTTAGCAGTTACTCTAGAGAGACTATCGCCATAGATGGATCGATATTTTCCTTTAGAATCAGGGTAATAAAATACATATCGAGCTGGAAAATCTTGATAAACTCTTCCTTTTTTAGGATCTCGTTCCACTACTCTAATGGAGTCTTCATCTTTAGACCAGATGGCATCAACATAACTCATTATTTTTCTCCTGTGTCATTTGCGGCCGACACATACCAATGTAGCGATTTATGGTTCGCTGTACCTTACTCATATATTATTTAATCAGCATTCTAATCAAGCCTGTAGAATCGATACTGACTAACAGGATGTAGTTAGCCAACATACCAAAACTTTTTCTAGTGTAGCTAGCCCAAGCGTACATAGCACAACCAGTAATCCAAATAGGATAAAGGACCAAGAGAGGTGGCGTAGGGACTGTAAGGGCCATTGTAATGCTACAGCCGATACTAATAGCCCAAGCAAGAAGCTCGATAATAAAACGAAAGCGATTACTATTCCAATCATATTGAATCCATTCTAATGTGGGTTTAAAAATGTTATCTATCATATTTTTTAGCCATGAAAAAACCCACCTCAGGTGGGTTTCTCATTAAAGAATCATCAATTAAAGAGTGATTCCCAATTGTTTAGCAAGATAACCTAGTGCAACGATATTACGACTTGCACGACCTAGCCCGTATTCGGTTACAGTAACACCGTTTCCTGCTTTGTGATTATTGGAATAGATAGCATGTCCGCTATAACGAAGCCGTGAAGCTTCGGCAGATAGATTTTTAATACCAAAACGCTTTTCAGCTTTTGCTTGAGTAAACTTCTCGCCGTTTTTCATTGCGGTCAATAGTTTGAAGGTTTTTGTTTCTTGATTTAGTTGTTTCATATTTTTATCCTTTATATTTCGCTGATTAATTTATCAGTTATGCATTATAATATAGAATTGTTCGTATGCAGGTCAAGCAAATCGGTAAAAAATCAATCATCATCTCTACGATTAGCATGCCCACTGATATCAACAATACTTTCGAGATCATCAAACTCTCGATAGACTTGATCCCATTGATCTTTCATGGCAATACGAATTGCCCGTTTAATAATACTGGGTTTAACTTCTAGTTCTTCGGCTACTGCTTTAATGGTGTCATTTAGTCCGTCGGTAAGATCTTGAATCTCTTGTAAAACGGTTACCCCTTCGGCCACGATTTGTTTGATTTTGGATTTTTCAGGATCACCAAACACTTTACTCATGATTTTTCTCCTTAGTCTAAATTGTATATAAACAGCGGAGAATAGTCAATTATTTTTCTTTCAAAAAAGTATCGGCAAATTTTTTACAAAGACCTTTAATATGTTCATTGGTAGTTTCTTCCAATGTATATTCTTGATGATCATTATGTTGACTTGGATCTATATAACCGCAATAGACCTTTCTACATTGACTTTCGTTGATTAAATCTGTGCAACTTTCGCCGTATCTTTGGCCGGCCATTTCGCTACCATATTCATTGCATGGACTCAATGTTGTTACTATAATGCTACCCGGAGGAATTTCTCCATAGTGTTTTTTATATCTATCTATGGCAACTCGTTCGGCATGTTTTCTTTTATCATCTTCTGATAACTCATTTACACCATAAACTTTTTTATCATCAGGATCTATTACAGCAGCAGCTACTATTCCATATTTTTTAGGATCCTGTTTTTGTCCTTTGATAATATGGTGACAAAGTTCCACTAGAATTCGATCAAGTTTAATTCTATTTTTAATTATATAATCATCTTGATCAAATTCGTTCAATCTCATTATCTTTTCTTTTTATCTGGATTTTTAGCCGCATAGCTAGCTGCTCTTGCCATTTGTTCTCTTTTTCTTAGATTTTTACCTCTAAATTGTTTAGCGTTTGATTGTTGAAAATCCTTGATCCAAACATCAACTGGTGCATTTGCAGGAATTTTTTCATCTAATTGCTCTGCACCAGTTTCACTTACTTTTTTTTTGATGCTCGTTTCTTTTCTGGTAAACCTGCATGTGTTGTGGCAGCATAATCGTGTGCCGCCTTCATGCTCATTCCCTTAGCTGCTTTTGCCACAGCCGGGCTTGGTGCAGTCATATCTCCTTTTTGAACTGCATGTACCATACCCATAAATCTTTGCATACTTTTACTTAATGCTTTTTCTGAAATCAAGTTATTTAACTTTTGATCAAGGGTTTCGAAATACTGATCATTCTCATCAAAATTTGATTGAGATAAATCATCTTGTTTTTCTTTTTCGCTCATCATGTAGTTCATAACGCTAACCAACATACCTTTTGCTTGACTTATTTTTTCTTCAACCCATTCTGGCAAGTTATCATCGTCATTGATTTCGTCGGCCAACTCAGTAGCTGCACGAACAATGGTATGTATTTGATTTTTTACAAAATCCCCCTCCATATCATATTCGTTAGGATCTGGATTTTGATGGGTCTCAAGATCATCTGGGCCTTTTACACCTTTATTTTTACGCTCTTTTTCTTTGCGTTCGTGTTCTCTTCGATCAAATTCCCTATCTGCTTGTCTCTGTGCCGATGCAGTTCTATCTGGATTAGTTGCACCGTTAGAATAATCTCCGTATCCGGCAGGAAGTGAGTCTTCTGAGCCTTCCGCCACACCTTGCTGGGGCGGAATAAATTCCTCAAGTTCCATATTTTTTGGTGCTACAAAATCTTCGGTACTACCTCGTTTTACATTTGTAATAATATCTTGAACATACTCGGTTGCACCATCTGCTAAATCGTCAGGATCGACATTGTCAACGGGATACATAACATACTGTCGATTGCCTCGTTTTTCATGAAATGCAACGGCATATGAACCGCTATCTTCCTCATAATAAATTTCTATTAGATATTTTTCATCATTACTATCAATGTCTTCTTGGAATGAAAATCGTTCACCGCCACCGTCTCTATCGTTATCATCGGGGGCAAATTCATTAATAAAGGCACCTGAGTCTTTTCCCATATCTTTTTTGCCAATTCTTCCGGCCAAGATCTTTTTAATTAATTGTATTTGCTCATCGGCTCTCTCGGCTGTCCTCCAATCTTCCCGATCGTTAGCTGTTTTTAATATTTTCTTCCAATATTCAAGCAATGCTGCTAATTGTTTTGGTGTTTTAGATCTTAAATTAGTCTCCTGATTAAATGGAGTTCCACCATTATTGGAGCCTTCCGCTACACCTTCCTCCATGGTTGCACGAACCGGTTCCCAACTGCCAAATTGTAATTTTGCAGCCACATTCAGTGCATGTTGAAGACCATTAAACACTGCGGGAGATTGTGTGCCTTTTTGTAAGAGCAATTTTCCAGTGGTTTTATTTTTCAGATTGTAAGGAGAATCATCAGAACGACCGGCTCTGCTACCGCCTGTTCTGGTTCCTGAACCTCCGACACCCTTAACCAATTCTCGATTCCCTTCATCATCTACTCGCCAAACATTTCCTTCTCGGTCTGTAAAGGTATGGGTTTCATATTCATCCAGTTGATATGATTCTTTAGGAACACAATTATTAACTCTAACACCACCTTTTACTTTAGTTTCAGGATTTCCAATCTTTTTACCAGACCAGCATGATGGGTCTAATCTAGTTTTTTCTTCAGGGATAGCACCTTTAGCACGATTTGAAAACGCCATTCCTGTACTGGCCGATTCCCGACCATAACCTTGCGTCATTGTACTATGATCCTCTCCTACACCTTTTTCGCTGATTTCAGATTTTTTTGTAAAATACTGTTGGAATCGATCATTGCCTAATGTATTCAATATTTTTTTGTAGTCATCTTTTCTAAGTGTGATTTTATTTCCAACTAATTTAGTATCTCTGCTTAATTTATTTTGAGATATTAATGCTTTGATTAATCTTTGTCCATCATCGGTTGCATTAATTGACACCATACCTGTAGATGCAACACCACGGCTTGAACCCGCTACCTGGGCTTGTGGTTTTCCCGGTATACTGACTCTTTTGCCATTGACATAATAAGCTGTTTGACCACCTCCAGTTTCATCATCGGTGTCATGATCTTCTGCACTATATAATTCTAATCTTTCATCATTTTCGGTATAATCAATTAAATCTTCTAGACGAGGTTTTAAACCATTGGGAATATCTAAATAAATTTTTTGTACACCGATAAAATCTCTATCTGCTAATAATTTTTTTATTCTAACTATAACTTCCCCTGTATCATTAGCATCGAATGGTTTAATTTTAGCAGTTTTTACGGTAACATCTGCAGGAGTTGTTCCAAATCCACCATAGGCGATTATGGTCTTTTCATCATCAGGTAGTGTTTTAACTCTAAACTTAAGAAACATAGAACCGCTGGGTCTTTTCAATTCGTCTAGTTCTTGCCCATCTTGAACAATAATGCTGTTCCGCCTCTGTAATTTTCCAACAGGTGAATTTGTAGAAGAAATACTGCCTGCACTGGTACCACCGCTACTTGCACTTTCTAATGTATAAACTGTGGAGTCTTTGAATTTTTTAATTTTAAATTCGTGATTTTTCATTTCTTATTATTCCTTGGATTCCAATTTGATACAGGACTTCTGGTGTAAGTCCCTTGAGGTTCTGTGCTGCGATCTGAAGTTAATTTAACTTTGGGTGTTCCTACTAACTTTGATGCAGCATTGAGTATTTCTTCATCGGCTGGGGTATAACCTATAGTTACCATTTTCAATCCTGTGGGACCTGCGACATCCATTTTTTGGTTGGGCATCCCTGCAACCGCAACACCGAATCTGTATGCAAGATACCCGGAACTATTATCCAATTCTGGATAAATGTGACCATTGGGAATAACACTGGACCAATCTTTGTGCATACCTTGCTGCCCAGAATAATCTTTAGCCTCGTCGATGAATTCTCGTGCTCTCATAACTGCTGTCCTTTGCTGCTGGCTCTAAGCATCCAACCATGTTTTTCATGAGCATCCATTCTTTCGGCTAAAAAATTACTGAAACCGTGTTTACCTGCTGCTTCGGCTGCATCATAAGTTTTCTTCAAAATAACCAACATACGGTCATTGTCGTCTAGTAATTCTTTAACCATCGCTTCAACTGGTAAAATTTCGGTTTCGTCTTCGATTTTAGTTAGCATACTAAAACGGCTAAGACTAGCCGGAGTATACGCCTTTAATTTGCGAATATTTTCGGCAAAATTGTCAATAGATTCATAAACTTCTTGATATATTTTTTCAAATAAAGAATGATATTCAAAGAAATCCGAACCAATTACGTTCCAATGAAAGTTTTGACTTTTAATAGCAAAACTATATGTACTGGCAAAAGATATTTTTGCAAATTGTTGTAATTGTGATAAATCGTTCATATTGTTATTTATTCAAATAAATAAAAGCGTAGTTCGCGGGTGTCAGAAACCCCAACTACTCTAATGCTACTAGGAGCAATCAGCATGTTTATTTATAATAAATTTAAGCCTACTTGGCTAATGATTAAACGTCATAAAATAACAGGACTTTTATACTTTTGTAAAACTGCAAAGTTCGATCCTAACAAATATTTAGGATCTGGAAAGTATTGGTGGACCGACGGCTCTTCGGAAATAAAAAGCATAGAATGTCCTAAAGGATGGAAAAGAGGTAGGGCTCCATATATTAAAGAACGCCTATTTGAGACAAATCGTAAAAACGAACATCATTTAGGAAAAAACAATCCTAGTTACGGAAAAAGATGGTGGACTAATGGAATTGATACTGTAAAAAGTTTAGAATGTCCGGATGGATGGTATAACGGAACAGGTAGCAAACACAGGGAAAAGTGCAAAAATAAAGTAACCAAGTCTTAATTAATAGGCTTCTCTCCGGTCATGAATTGTTTTGAAAACCAAAGTTTGAACCATTCGGGAGTACCCGGTTTAATGTTTTGTTCTCGCATAATGCGAGCATTTTCGCTAGCAGTTTTTGTTATATTGCTATCACTAATATCTTGGGTTGTTTTTGCCCTGTATTCTTGTAGTCTAGCTGCCGAGCCTAACCCTGCAAGATATTGTACTATCTTTAATTCATTTACAGGATCTGCAGGGTCGATATAGCAATCGTCTGAAGTATCCTTAGGTATATTTTCACTTGTTATCTTGTATTGCTTCATTTATAATAATTTTATTAATTAATGTATCAAATATCTTCTGTATATCCTCACTGACAGGAATCAAGGCCGATGATTTTTCTTTATACGATTGTTTTATTTGATTTTTTATTTCATAAATTCCTTGTGGATCACGGAAATTAGATTGATCAGTGTAGTTACTCGGTCCTATGGTTCCGGGTTTGTTCCCAGGCAGACCTGTACCCGCCCTACTCATGGTACTGTGATCTTCAAATTCATTGTGATTTTTTTTAGTTTTAGAAACTTCCGCCACACCTTTTTTGGTAGATTCACCAAATGCTTTATTTCCCGGGGGTCCTTTGTCTGTACCACGCCACATATCTCCAGGTTTTTGCCCTCTAGCATATCCTGCAAATATATGAGGATCCATCATTTTTTCATCCAGATCTTTACTTCTTTCAGCTTTGATTCCCTTTACTATATCTAATAGTTCTTCATCACTTAACAAGGAAAGTTCAGCAGTACCCCAACCCTTAATTTTATGAATTAAACTGATAAGTTTATTTCTTTTGGAATATTCCAATTCTTCATTGACCTTAGAGTTATTTCTAATCAATGCATTGAATAATCGAGTTTCAGATACTGATTGTTGTTTTTGTTCAGGTTTGATAATGCCCATTCCTTTTCTCGTAACATCCATTAAATGTTTAATCCAGCTAATACCTAATTTCTTAACATCAAAAGCATTTGACCAAGTTTCTAATGCCTTTTCTGGACTTTCGTTTTTTAGACTATTTCTCAGCATAGTTCCACTGATACCAGTACCACGAGGTGTAACATCTAAACTTACTTTAACATGTTCGTATCCGGGGAATTTATTTACAGATTTCATCAGCGCAGCAGGCATGGTTAATCCTGCACGATCCTCACCTACCATGATAATAATATTATCATACCGAGGAGGTTTTCCAGGAAGAGGATTAATTAATTCGTGCTTGATCTTTTGTATCAAGGAACCGCCTTGCATAACTGCACTGATATTTTGTGCATATTCGGGATATAGTTTGTGCCATGTTTCCACTTTAACAGATGTAGGAATAGGATCATCCTTTCCTTCTGCATTTCCTATAAACAGATAAGGATCTCCACCTAGTTCTTCGGCTTTATTAATTGTGTAATTGAATAATTCTTCGTGACCTTTATGTCCAATAAAACTACCTATAGCAACTACCGCAGTTTTTCTAATATTTTGTCTAGGTTGTTCAATGTGAGTTGCAGCCCTGGTTGCATTTTTCTTAGCAATAATATCTTTTTGTTGTTGACTAGTTACTTTAATTGGACCTAAACGACTGTTGATAACAATACCTTCATAATTTTTACCCAACAAATCTTTACCAATAATGTTTGGATCTTCATCTATAGCTTTTTCTAAGGCTATCTGTACCGGTTTGAGTTTCTCTTCAATTTCTTTTCTTAATTGTATGCTTGCTCTATCTCTTTTACCAGATGTACCTGCTACAATATTTTTTAATTCTTCAATATTGTCTAAAGGGTCGATAATCTCAGTAACATCTAACCCTTGTTTTTGTTTCAATCGGTTACTGATAAACATTACACTACCGCTTTGACCAACATCGGTTAAGGATTTAATTATTTCGTCATTGTCGGGGACATCTTCACCTGTACTGGCTTTTACAACACGGAATGGAACAAGTACAAGATTAACACCTTTTGGTAGTTGATCATATTCAATACCGACAAATTTTAGTTTACCTTCCTCTGTTTGTGTGGCAAATGGTAAAAATAATACCTCGCAAGTGACCTGTTTATCTACTAAAAAGTCAGATCCTAATTTAGAATCCACTGCTTTAATTGCAGTCATCATTTCATCGAACAGATCATCGAACAATTTAGCTCTGTTTAGTACTTCTGGATCTGTTGTTCCTTTTTCTTGACGATATTTTAAGAAACCTGCCTTATAACGAGGTTCGGTTCTGCTGGTACCCATAAACGGAGCACCGGATGCATTCTTACCGAACCGACCTCCGAAACCGTCTATCTTGACATTAAGAGGAATGTTTTCTAATTTGAAACGACCTCCCTCACTGTGTAGTTCATCTACTAAATCTAAAAAGTCTGCAGGTTTTAAATCACGCAGATGTGGCATACCTTTACGCAATTGTGCTTTGACAACTGGTTGCTGCTCATCTGCTTCTTCAATAGGACTATCTAAACCAACCGGTCCTTCTGTAGTTACCTTATAGTTCTTGACATAATCTTGACGCATTTGCTCTAAGTTTTTAGGAGGTGCTATATCAAGTACTTTTAATGCATAGTTAAGAGCAGTATTTTTTTCTTTAAGATCTCGTTCAGGATCTCCTTTATATAGACCTTGTGCACCAGGAGCAAATAACTTATCAACAAATGAATCTAATACCTGTTCTTTTTCTTCAGTAGTAAGAATCACATTCATAATATCTAATAGACCGGTAAAACTCCATGTGTTTGGTAAAACTTTGGCTAATTCTGCTCTATCAATTCTTTTGTCGAATATTGTTTGAAAAATTTTGCTGATATCTCTTTCGTAACCAATTGTTGGTAATTCTTTTAGTACAGGTAATCCATCTATTTCTAAAGGTTTACCATTGTTGTCTAGTACCGGTTTGTACTTTAGTCTAAGTCCTCCGCCCTCTTTGCTACTTACGGCAAAGGTAATCATGCTATCGTTTTCGACCTTATCTGTAACTTTTCCTGTTCTTGTATGGGTTTTTCTAAATATAAAATCTTTTGAAGACATTTTTGATAGAGATTGTATTAAGAATTTGTGAAATACGCCTTTAATACCTTGATTTAGATCATCCCAGCTACTACTATGACTAAATCCTGCCCAATCAGTTGGTTCATCTTTTTCACTGTATTCAACAAATTCAAAGTCGATCTGAACTTTTATAGGAGGATCGGTTAATTCCCATAAACTACTGTACTGTTCATTACCTCTACTATATCCTAAAAACTTAGCATTACCGACAACCTGCCCCTTTACACTTTCGAGCCACTGAGATAATTGTGGTTCTGTTTCTTTGTTAACTTGTGTATCGATATCTCCTACTTTAGGTTTAATCCGTTCAAATTCATCATCTGATATATCTGTATTAAAAAAATGTGGACTAGATCCACTTAGATATTTGCGACTTTTAAGAACCTTGGGATTCCATAACGGCCCGCCTGTACTCTGTTGAAATTCTGAATTAATAGAATTGAGTAAAGTATTTAGAATAGGGATAATGTAGGCTCTGTTATGTACTTTGAGATCGATTTGCTGTGCTTGTGCACCATCGATTTCTAAATTTCCACCTTCAAAGAGTTTAGAATGTTTGAAAAATTCTCTCAGTATCATGTTACGCACCTACTTTATATTTTTCTTTGATAATATCTTCGCGGTAGTGGTCGAAAAGTCTTTCGCACATATCTTTTCTTAGTTCCTCAGGAAAGGCATGTCCTAAACTTCCTTTCATTTTTTTATGTATATAAAATTCTTTACATCCTTTTTTGACCATAGGCATAAATTCTTTAACAAATTTTTCTTTATCGTTTTTGTTACTTTCAAATGATTTTTTAATTTTCACGGCTAATGGATGAAAATAATCTTTATGAAGCTTGTCGTGGTCAATTATAAACCAAAATAGTTCGTCATTAATTCTATCTCCATGCCCATCTTTATGGGACATTTTAATAGGATCTATACCTTTTCCGAAAAATTCTTTTAATAACATATTATCACCACTTTCTGCATGACCAGTATCTTGCTTTCCACCTCGGACCTGGATTTTCGCAATGATGTCTTGCTCTAAAACTTTTACGGCGTTTAGGATTAGACTTTTTAATACGCATATTTTTATCGCCAAAGTTTACTTTAACAACATTACCATTTGGTTTTTTCACATAAACTTTAGATTTTTTAACATCTCCCGCCATGGGCTTACCTAATGGTACTGTTTTTCCATGATATTTGGCCTCTGTTAAATCATCTGTAGTCAAATACCCTAGCATAAACTCGTCGCTTTCAATAATAATACCATCATCGGTAAATCCTACAACATAACTTTCTAAAATAATATCATCTAATTCAATTGAAAAACTATCTCCCTCTTGAATATGATCATTTTGAAAATTTAAAATGTCAGAAATACGCATACAAACACTCTCCGTATAGAGTATTTATACAATGATAATTATTTGAATTATTAGTGATTGTAAAGGATTGATTCTACCTGTCCGTTTTCGATTGCTACATAGCCTCGAACCCAAACAAAATTACCGGTAAAATTATAATATTGAGATTGAACCAGTACATCCAAGTTATTATAACTAAAAAATGCACTGCTGCTGGTTTGAACTAAGGTAGTTCCCTCTATATCAAACCAATCTGATTCTTGAGGTTCGGTAGCCAGTGTAGCTTGCATGGTAATAGTACCTATAAAATTGCTGTCATAGGTATACATAACTGTATGCAATCCATCCGGACTACCGAAATATCCATCGCCCTGAGCTTGTATACTTTTATACACCAATGTCTGCCCTGTTGAAGTATAAAGTGGATAAACTACCTGAACGCTTGCTGTGTTTGTATAGGTAATAAACTCTAATCCTTGAGCTAGACTTGGCATAATTTTTCCTTGTTTATTAGATATTTATTCCTGATCTAACAACAAATTGTTCGGTCTTTTTTAAATAATCTCCTAAAAATAAGCTTATCATTGTTAAAGTAGGTTGATCCTCGGCGTAAACATAGGGTATTTGAAAGTAAACATTATACGATGATGATAACCATTCTTTAACGGTAAATGGAGCATAAATTTTATCGTAATGTGATATCCATATTTTGAACTTTTCTTTAAAAGAAAGAGGTATATTATTTTTAATATGTATCTTGTAATTATATTTTTTATATGGTATATGATTACATAAGATTTTGTTATGTTTTTCCTGAAGAAATTTTATTTCCTGGTCATTTTTTGGCTCATGTATTGCTCTGAGATATTTTTTTAGCTCATGACAAAGTTTATCGTAGACTTCTCGATCATTGGTAAAAATATTAAAAAAGGATCTTTCTGATCTAAATTGAAGTCGACCTTTTTGATAAAAATAAGGTTCAATAATATTGATAAATTCAAGAAGGTTTGATTTGTTTATAGATTTTCTATAATAATAGCTATCAGTTTCGTCCTCTGCACAAAAAGATTTACAGTATGGAATACCATAAGGTTTGATCATATGTGCTCCATTGCACATACAATCTATTTTATATAACCATTTTTTGTAAAATAGTTTAGATGTTGTCTGCTTCTTCAATTTGATCCTCAACTGTAGGAACAGGCATCAATTCGATAACATTTAATTTTAAGGTTTCATTTTCTGTATCAATTTCTACAGCGCCACCATTAACTAATTTTCCAAATAAAATTTCTTTGCTAAGTGGTTTTTTAATTAAATTATCGATAGTTCTTTGCAAAGGTCGGGCACCCATTTTACTGTTAAACCCATTATCAACAAGATATTCGATAGCAGATTGTGATAGTTTAATAAAAATATTTTTATCTTTTACAAGCTCATTAAGATCTTTAATAAATTTATCAACAATTTTTACCATTGTTGTTTTATCTAACTTTCCAAATTTAATAACACCATCGAGCCTGTTTCTAAATTCTGGAGCAAAAAACCTATTCACAGCGTCCTTAGGATCTCCATCTCTTTCTAAAGATCCAAATCCTACAGAATTTTTCTCAGCATCTACTGCGCCGAGATTACTGGTCATGATTAGAATAGCGTTTCTTGCATCTGCTTTTTTACCGTTACTTCCTGTTACGAACCCATTATCCATGAGTTGTAGCAATACGGTAAGAACGCTAGGATGAGCTTTCTCCACCTCGTCGAGTAGTAATACACAATTTGGATTTTCTTGTAGTTTGGTTATTAGTAGCCCTGCATTATCTTCAAAACCTACATATCCCGGAGGAGCTCCGATAAATTTTGCTACACTATGTTGTTCTTGATATTCACTCATATCAAATCTAATTAATTTGACACCAAGATTTTCTGCTAATTGTTTTGCAGCTTCAGTTTTACCTACCCCAGTAGGCCCAACAAACAAAAAGTTACCAATTGGTTTGTCAGGTGATTTAAGTCCAGATTGTGCAATAAACACCTTGTCAAGAAGTGAATTAATAGCCAAATCTTGCCCAAATACTTTTCCTTTCATATTATTTTCTAATTCTGAAAGATTATTTGTTTCTTTATTGGTAATCTGTTCGAATGGAATACCAGATATTTTACTAATTTCAAAAAGAATTTCTTCGTGATCCACAACTCCTGTTGTTTCGTCTTTAACTTTAAATCTAGCACAGGCTCTATCAATGAGGTCAATTGCTTTATCTGGTAATTTTTTATCACTGATATATTTCACAGAATATTTCACACTATCAATAACAGCCTGATTAGTAATTTTTACACCGTGATGTTTTTCATAATATTTTTTAATACCTTTAATGATTTTAATTGCGGTATCTTCATCGGGTTCATCGACTGTAACTCGTTGAAATCTACGCATCAGGGCGCGATCTTTTTCAAAATATTTTCTATATTCTTCCCAAGTTGTTGAAGCGATTACCTTGATAGTTCCTTTTCCCAGTGAACTTTTTAGCATATTTGCCATATCATTGGTACTTTGTCCAGAAGCACCGGCACCATTCATCATATGTGCTTCGTCGATGAATAGAATACATTTACCCTTTTTTTCTAAACCTCCGATGACAGTTTTTAATCTTTCTTCGAAATCTCCTCTATATTTGCTACCGGCTAGCATAGCACTTATATCTAAACTGTAAAGAGTATGATCCTGAATAAATGTCGGGACCTTACCTTCAACAATTTTTCGAGCCAATCCTTCAGCGATTGCGGTTTTACCTACACCAGGATCGCCAATCAAGATGGCATTGGCCTTAACTCTTCTTGCTAAAACAAGTTGAATTTCTTCAATTTCTTTTTCTCGGCCAATTACAGGATCAATTTTTTTATTTTTTGCTCGTGCTGTTAAATTTGTACAAAATTGTAGAATGAATTTATCTAGTTGTGATTTTGGTTGTGCTTCATCGATATTTTCTTCATTTACAAATTCACTCTTAATAAAATTTAAAAATGCTTCTTTTTCAATTTTGGCCTTATTAATGAAATAACTGGCATGACTTTTCTTTTCGGAAAACATGCTAATGAAACAATCAACCGGTTCGATAATTTGTCTACCGCTAAACATTACCTGTGTAAATGCCCTATTCAACATTCTATCTACAGTGATAGTTTTTTTAGGTTTATCTACACCTTCTTTTACAATTTCTTGAAGATCTTGATTGATATAATTTTCAAGATCCGTTTTCATTGAGTCGATATCTGCACCGAAATCTGTCAAAATCTTAGCAAAAGATTCATTGTTAATCATGCTATATAAAAAATGTTCTAAAGTAATATATTCATGTTTATTGGTACTTGCCAATTGAATAGTATTTTCAAAAATAATTTCTAAATCTTTATTAGGTTCTAACATTTATTTTATTTCCTCTTATTAAGCTTTTTAATTGCCATCGACCATTTCAGTGAACTTGCTCTATCTTGAAATACAATACCTTCTAAATGATCCAATTCATGTAAAAAACATTTACAATCATATCCTGTAAATTCTGATTCTTGATATTCTCCCTGGGAATTTTGCCATCTAGCTAGAATTTTAGTAGGTCTTTTAATTTTAACAAAAATACCAGGAAAACTCAAACATCCCTCTTCTAATTCTTTGATCTCATCGACAGTTTTTAAAACCATAGGGTTAAAAAACGCCTGTGCATTCTCTGGTATATCTTTATGACCCATAACAAATACTCTGTATGGTAATCCCACTTGATTGGCAGATAATCCTATACCATTATTTGCAAACATAGTTTCGATAAGATTTTTTTCTAATTGAACAGGATCTTCTGGACAATTATTAAAATCCCAATACTTTATTTTCTGTCTAAGTATTTCATTTGGAAATTTAACAATTTTATACATAATAATATTTAATTAAAAGTTTCTTTTAGAATTCTATATTGTTCTTGTGTTAAAGAATTCGGTACTGTAATTTCTACCACAATCAGTAGTCTACCTTTGAATCTATTGTCGGACATTTTTGGCATACCATAACCAGGTACAGCTAATATTTGTCCATGCTGTGTTCCGGGGTTAACTGCAACCTCTAAAGTTTTACCATCTATGGTATCTATTTGAATGTTTTTTCCAATGATTGCATGTATACAGTTTAATTTATAAACAGTAATTAAATCATCGCCATCTCTTTTAAAAAGTGTATGCGGAGCTATATTAACTGTTAGATGTATATCTCCCCTAGGAAGATTAGGAACACTATCATCACCCATTCCTGCTAATCGTAGTATTGACCCGTCGTTTATGCCCGGAGGAATTTTAATTTCTAATAATTGTTCTTTACCACTAGGCAACGCAATATTTGCAAATAATTGTTTTCCATTATATGCATCTTCAAGACTTATTGTTGTCTGTATGTTGAGGTTACGATTTTTTGGTTGTCTAGGCTGATGAAAATTTGAAAAAGGAGATCCATGACCGAATACTTGATTAAAAAAATCTTGAAATCCTGCGGCCCCAGGATGTCCGGCATGAAAAAAAGGATTTTGAGGTTGAGGATTATCGTAATGAGATCTTTTTTCAGGATCACTTAATGTATCATATGCTGCTTGAATTTCTTGGAATTTAGCCGTATCTCCTCCTCTATCGGGATGATGCTGTGCAGCTAATTTTCGATAAGCTTTTTTAATTTCTTCTTGCGATGCAGTTTTACCTACACCTAAAATTTGATAATAATCTGACATAATAGAAAAAAGGTATAGTAAATTATACTATACCTTATCTGTCTAAGTCAATTGAATTTACTTTTTATCTGCAGGAATTTCTGTGCCTTCTAATTTTTTATGTATCTTAATTTTTTTACATTCTTGAACAGGCTTTCCGTCTTTGCCTTTTATTACAGCACCATTTTTTCCTGCCTTATCATGACAAACGGTTTTAATTTCGGCTTCTGCCATAACCATTGTGCTAATAAAACTTAATATTAAACCCATTGCTATTTTTCTCATATTATTATCCTTTAAATTGCGGGTTGTGGTGGTTGCACAGGTGCAGGTTTCCCACCGAACCCTGTTGTAACTTGACCGAAGTCCCCTGTAGATGTTTGGCTAGGTGTGTTTCCAAAGCTATTTGAGCTAAAGCCTGTGGATGGTGGTGAAGAATTGAATCCACTGTTTGAATTCCCGAACCCTCCTGTTGACGGCGAGCCAAATGTTGAATTCCCGCCCGATGGTACACTGAATCCCCCATTGCCTGTTCCTCCGAAATTATTTTGTTGTAGTGGTTGATTGCTTACAGTTACACTGGTATTACCTGTGGGAGGTATATAAGTTGTTCCTACCCCTGGGCCGAAACTCATAGTAGGTCCTGCAGCCCCATTTAATTTTTCTTGTGTTCGTCCGTATGCACTGATTCCAATGACGGCGCCCATTGCAAGATGAAATAATCCTGCCCCCTGGAGAGTTAAAGGTTGCCATTGACTTGTAACATTACCGTGATCGTAGGCTTGCACCAAACTCCACAATATAGGGAATCCTATAAAGTCCATAAAACAAACCATCATATATAGCCATCCCATCATGGGACGCCATTTAGTATTCATCCAACTTTCTTTTTCGTCATTGTCTGTATCATTAGCCATTTATTGCCCCTTTAAAACCAAAGCCAAAGTCCTTGACTGCTTAATATTATTCCCAGTAGTGCAATTATAAAACTACCATAAAATAAACCCATACTAACTGCTAGTATACTGGCAGACAAAACAACAATTGCTAATTGATAGGCAGTGTTGGCATAACCAATCCAAGGACTTCTTGACTTAGCGTCATCTCTTTCAGATTCAAGTGATTTAGCCTTTTTAAGTAGATCGATTTTGCCTTCACCTTGTTCATTATCATACCTATCAATTTTAACCTGAAGTTCTTCGACTCTTTTAGAGTCTCCTAATCTTTTTGCTTGTTCCTGAGCATATTCTGCCAGTGTTTGTTTGATACTTTTTGCCTGATAAAACGAATAAACATCATTTATTTTAATGGTATTATTCATTATTGTGCTTGATAGTTTACCGCCATACCAGGTATTAACTGCTAGTAATAAAGCAAAAAAATTAATAACTAAACCTGCCTTATCTTTAATTTTGGCTTCTCTTTCACTTCTTGATCCCGGTGGAGGTTTAGGTGCATCTATATTTTTAGGTTGTTTATTTAATAGATTTAAGATTATATCTACCGGGCCAGCCATAAATTTGCTCCTTTATGTATACAAATACTATTTATTGCTTTTATCCAATAAATCTTTGTACTGTAGTTTTCTCTGTTCCGCGGCTTTAACTTCTAGCATTAATTGAGCAGCAGCATCCTGTGCCTTTTGGGCGGCATCGATTGCCGCTTGATGTGCCCGTTCTGTGTGTTCCGCTGCCGTTCGTTGTGCCTCTTCTAGATTTTTTTGAGCATCTTCTAAATCTTTTATTGAGCTATCTGCTAATTTTTTAGCATCGAGAAATAAACTTTTAAGTTTTTTTGCTGCTGCAACTTCTAATTTGTTTATAAATCCCATGATTATTTCCTATTAAAAATTTCTTTTTGTCCGTTATACCATATAATCCAATCGTCAATTTTGGATTTACAATCATAATATATACTATAATTGTCAGTGACATTATCAAGTATGTCACTTAATTTAGGAGTTTCTATTTGTATTAATTTTAAATCAGGACATGGTTGTAGTAAATCTTTTGAAACATCGGGCCAAGTTTGTTTTACAGGTACAGGTTGAGTAGTAGAACATGCACATAATAAAACCGACAATAAAAGAAAAGTTATTATTTTCATTGCCTTTTCTCCGGATTAGTAGCAGCTTTATTTAAAATTTCCACCACTGTTGGGTCTATATCGCATTTTTGATCAATAACTTTTGTAATTTCTTTAATTTCAGTCTTGATCTTATCTTTATATTCTATTCTAATTTTAGATCTTTTGGCTCTCTCTTTATTAAGATCTTCATTTAATTGATTTGCCATTGCAGTTTTTTTATCTGCATCTTCTTGTGCCAATTTTACTCTTTCTTCCCATATTTTCTGTACCCCTGATCCTCCATACATGAAGACCCCTAACAGTGCTGCCAATATAGAAATAGGCTTTAATAATCGTGCATAGAGATTAATTTCCGGTATATGCACCAAAATGCTACTGGTTAAATAAATTCCTATCCCTGCTCCTGCAACAATTAACCATATTACAGGATCGACATGGCTTAATAATAAATCAAATAACCAGGTTGTCATTTTATTATCCCTTTAATATTTGAAGAGCCCTTTGAAAATGATTTTGTCTTTCGTTAAGTCCCAGTGTTCCACCATTTATTTTTTTTGTCATTGTCAGTATGTCTTGTCTATCTGCAAGTTCATTTAGATTATTATTTTCCCAGAACCAGCAAGCACTTTGAACTGCCCCTTCGAATGTTTGTAAATATTCAGGAATATCATCGATATTAGTCTCAATACTATCAGCAAATGCTTGATAATTATTTCTGCCAGTCAGTTGAACAAGTCCTCTTCCGCAAAATTTCCAACCATCGCCGGATTCTTCTGGACCATTGCCCATTCGGTTAGAGTAAGCTCTATTAGCAATCATTTCTTGATTATGTGCATATCTTTGTGCTGTTTCCGAATCGGGAAAATATCTTGGCCATACTTTCATTAAACTTTCTGCTCTGTAGTTTAGATTTTCTTTTAAAAATTTAAATCCTCCACTTTCATGAGCACACTGTGCTAAAAATGCAGCTATTCTTACATCTGTGTTAATTTCGTAGTCTGGTAAACATTTGGACATAGCATCATACCAATAATCCACATGTGGATTGTCTGGTAAAAAGCTTCTTAATTTTTCTAATGTCAATGGAAAATCTGGCATTTTAATTTACCTCAAAGTTTATACAAAACTAGCTAAAGTGATTAAACCAACGACTGCCGCATGTAAATTATACATAACTTGTTGATTAGAGATACTGTTATTAATCGAAATCTGTCTTTCTATATCTTTCATTAGTTCTACATATTCGGCATTGGTAATCTGTCCATTCTTTAGTAATTCTGTATAATTGTTTGCTTGTTGTGCTAAACCTTTTACAGCAGTATCGTCTGATCCATTATAGCAGTCGGCCAATGTTTGTTGATGTTGCTCTACACTCATCTAGGTCTCCCGGCAATTATTTGTTGTAATTTTTCAGCTGTTTGTTCTATATCTTCGAATTTAATCCTACAAAACATTAAACTAACTTTTTCATTTTTAATATATTGGTCATTTAATCCTTTTACCATTTCATTAAGATTTTTTACAGCATCTATTAAATCTTGGTTCCTTGGGATATATTGACTATATAAAACAAAATATTCACTATCAGAAAATATCATTGCTGCATTAGCTTGACTGGTTTGATAGTTTTCGCATTGTGTTTTTGCCAGTTGACTTTTATATCTTATTTTTGAAATTAAATTATATTCATTAGGATCAAATTTTGTTTGTAAATAAGCATCAACAATGGTACATGATGTTAATGTTAAACAAATTAAAACATAGAAAAATCTTTTTATATAAGAATTTACCATTTTCCTTTTTCCAAGACAACAGCGCGGTCACCGTTGGCAATAAGAAATTTGTCACCTATTTTATGTATATCATAATTGCCTAAAAATTTATTAAGAAATAATATTTCAGCATTACTATTTTCATCCAAACTTATAGCACCTGGTAATGTGTGAAGGACTTCATCATATTGGCCCAACGAAATAAGTTTGGCTGTTAATTCACCCGAATATGGTTTATTAAATTTAACGATATTATTTTCTTCTAAATCTACTGAAACAGATCCTTGATCAAAAAATTCTTGAACATCTTGAGTTTTTTGTTCTAGCATTTTAGATTGATATGATTGTGAATTTAAAGGTATCTGTTCGGTTAATGTTTCATCGGTGACCTGATATTGTTTACTATTTCGATATTTAAATTCCCAATTTTTGTTATCTGTTAATTGGCCAATACCATTTAATAAATTCATAATTTGCCCAGGTAATTTTTCGTTTCTTTCTAATTCAACGAAAACCTGATATTGCCCATCGTGTTCTTCTCCTGAGCTCATATCTGCGTCTAGAACAAATTTATATCCTGTTTCGATAAATTCCACCAAATCTAATGCAGGTAATTTTTCTTTTACCCTAAAACCTAATACAACAACATCTTTATCTTCGCCCATTTTGCTGGTATATCTGTCAACAGAAAATACATTGCTAACAAATTCTTTTAAATCTTTAGCACGAAGACCTTCGTTAAGCCTGTGTTTGTTCTTGTGCATTATCTGGAGTCTCCTGAGCTACTTCTGCTGTTGATGCACTGGCATCTTTTCTATATTTCATAAATTCAGCCATTCTATTATTTTCTTGATTTTGACTACCTACATAAACATCTTGCATTAATTTTTTAGGCATATGAATTTCCACCACCCAAACCGGATGAGCATCAATTTTACCTTTTTTTGTACCAGGTCGATAATCGCTGGGTTTTTTAATTTTTCTTGGTATTAGAATATTTGTTTTTTTGTATAAAACTTTACATCCATAATCGCTTAATCTTTTCCCGCCTTCGGGATCGGGCATTTCTTTTCTATCCCACATAAAGCTACATTTAACTAGATATCTACTAACATCGGGCCCGGATAGTAATTCTCCTTCCTCCCAATTTTCAAAAACATAGATATCAAGTTCATCGAGAACTCGTTCAAAGTCCTTTAAAACTTTAAAAGCATCATTGTGCTCACTTAAAGTTTGAACATTTTTAATAACATCAAGAATGTCGTGGTGCATGTTATATCTCTTTAATTTATTTATACAAAAATATGATCGTAAAAATGACTATTTTTTAGGTGTTTTTCGCTATTGATATTAAATATCTTTGCAGGTCGATTTTGCCAAGGAGAGTTAATTTGCCTAGAGCCAAACGACGCAATAATGAACGAGAACAATTTCGTATGATGCCTGAAAATAATAATTTAATTGCTATCAGGCCTTATCTCAAACGAAAACAACAGGTACTTATAATTCCACGGAATTTATCTCAAGAAACATATCTTGAATATCTTAAAAATCCCAAAAAATGTATAATTTTCGCCATAGGACCTGCAGGAACGGGTAAAACTATGTTAGCTGTTCAAATGGCCATAAAATTATATAAAGAAGGGTTGATCAGTAAAATTATTGTTACAAGACCTGCGGTAAGTGTAGATGAAGATCACGGATTTTTACCGGGAACTTTAAATCAAAAAATGGAACCTTGGACACGGCCTATATTTGATGTGTTCGAAGAATATTATCATCCTAAAGAAATAGCAGGTATGCTTGAAGATGGAATTATTGAAATTTCACCATTGGCATACATGAGGGGTAGAACATTTAAAAATGCATTCATTGTTGCAGATGAGATGCAAAATGCTACCCCATCACAAATGAAAATGTTATTGACCAGAATAGGAGAAAATTCTAGAATGGTAGTAACCGGTGATTTAAACCAAGCCGACCGACCACGGGAAAATGGCTTACTTGAATTTTGCAATCTTTACGGCGAAGGAGGTGATTATCGTATGATTGCTATGGCAAGGTTTGAATCACAAGATGTAGAACGACATCCTGTCGTTCGCGAAGTGCTAAGTATATATAAGGAGGCCGATTAGCGATTAAATTATAATTTAATTAAACAAAAAACCGCATACTATCGACCTGCAATTAAGTATGCGGTTTTTTATTGAACATTAGAAAATTATGACTGAAGTCTTGCCAATTTTATCAGTGTTGAAGACAAATTTATTTCACTGTCGGCACAGATCGCATGATCTACAAGACCTTGTTTAATAATTAAAATAGCAGTATCTTGTTTTTCTTCTGTGTCACCGAGTAAATCTAAATTATCATATAACCATCTGTAAATAGATTCCATGTCCTCGGGCCTTGCTTGACTACATAATAGTTTTCTAGCTTCCTTGATGTTACCATTTTTAAAAAGCTCTACCATTTGTATCTTATAATCAAAGGAATCATTTTCTTGAGATGCCAATACCAAACCACCATCTTTGATATTTTGCTGTACAGTATTAATACACTTTCGAAGATCTGGATAGGTGTATTTTACATATGTATCTAACACATCAAGATCAAAATTAATGTTTTCATTTATCAGTATTGTAGCGATTCTTGCAGTGAATTCTGTTTGATCAGTTTTTTCAATATGAAATCCTTGACATCTACTATGCAGTGCAGGGATAATACGATTTGGATAGTTGCAGGTTAAAATAAATCTACTGGTACTACTATATGTTTCCATAACACCACGAAGAATTGCCTGTGCATTTGGTGTTAAAAAATCGCATTCGTCCAGTAGCACCACTTTAAATGGACCAAATGGAATCATTTGGACAAAATTAATAATTTTGTCTCTTACAGTTTCAACATTGTTATCTCGAGATGCATTAATTTCTAAAACATCATAATCAGGAATCTCTAATTCATTGATTAGAATTTTAGCCAATGTTGTTTTACCTACCCCTGCTCCGCCACTGAATAGTAAATGTGGGATACTTCCTTCGGCAATCCAATTTTCAATCTGTTGTCGTTGTGCTTGATCACGAAACACATAGTCATTGACTGATTTTGGGCGGTAGATTTCGGTCCATAATTCACGCATAAATTTCCCTTTAACGAAGAGCTTCCATAGTTATAATTTTGCCAATTTCTTGCCCAATGTCTTGATTATCGGTGATAATATACATAGATCTATGTACTTTATCTTTTATTCTATCAAACCTATGTGTTTGAATAACTTTGCCACCATAGGCATTCCACATTTTAAAATGAATGCAGTTCTCTTCGTCGGGTGCACCATCAATACTGATAGGACCTTTTGTCGTTAAAATCGCATCAGGTTTTTTATTGTATTTGAATATTTTTTTTAATTTATTCATCATCTCGACTTTTACCTTTAATTAAAATATTAATCATCCTTGTTTTCCAAAGTTTTGCATCATCCTCGGAATCAAATTGTGGGCTGAGTTCGATATTTTCATTACGGTCTTCAACCCATACCCAAGTTTCAGAGAACTCGTCGTGAATTAATTTCATATCTATATATTATAAATTATTTTAGCAAAGTTTAAAGATTAAATCAACTATGCTTCCGCCCTAAAAACATCCTCTGGTTTTTTATCTGAAATCATCATAATAGCATTGACATCTACCATGTGAACAGTAATTTCTGTTCCGTCATCTTGCTCGACGGTTATACCACGACTCCAACGACCATGTTCAATACAGATCCAATCACCTACATTTACATCTTGTTGTTCTGGCCCTATAGCCCAAACTCGTGCCCATCTAGGATGAATACCTTGTGTTTTTCCGTCGTCGGATGGAATATAAATGCCCGAGGTTGTTCTTTCCATACCGAATTGCATATCTGTTACCATTACACGATCTTTGATCGGAACAATTGTTCCTTGAACTTTCATTTAATCCTCCGTTTTTGATTTTTTAGGTTTTGCCGAATTATCTGTAACCGTTGACTCGGCAGTTGAAACTTTGTTAGAAACAGGTGGCTTTGCGTTGGCTTTGGGATTATTTTCATAATATTCTGCCAATACATCTTCTCTTTTCTTAACGATTTTACCTCCTGAACCTAATTGATCTCCTCTTGCATTCATTTTCACATTACCGGCAGCTTGCGTCAATTCGTTTTGACGCATTAATTTTTCCATATCAATTTCTTTACCTTGGAATGTTCTATAGACCATTTTAATCCTCCTTTAAAAATTCATTAATATCAAGTTGATATTTCAATGAATCAATTTTGTGAACACCGATTAAAAACAATGCATAGCTAGCTACACTACTTCCTCTGCCAACTCCACATACAATATTATTTTTTCTTATTGTATCCACTAAGTATTTAAGATACAACAGAACTTGTAGCATATTATATTTTTGAAATAGATTCAATTCTTTTTGAATTCTTTCAACCTGATCCGAGTTTTCACATTGATCCAATAGCCATTTTTCAATTTGAAAATTTTTGTATTCGTCGGGCATGAACCAATTATTTTGATTTATTTTATCAAATGTTTCGACATCGATATTTAAAATATCTGCTGCTTTCAACAAAGGTATTGTATCTGCATTAGTTTCAACAGCATCATTGAATTGATCAATATCCACTAGGGAATCTAAAGTAACTTTATTTAGATCAATTTTTGTGTTGAAATATAATGATTCAAAAATTTCTTGTTGAGAAAATAGAACTTTACCATAATTGTCAATCTTCACTAAGTCCGCCTTTAATGATTTTTGGTTCAAATTTTGATTGATTTGGTAAATTTAAATCTTTCCAATCTTTAGAATTATCTATTCCCGTACTCACGGTATCATCATTCCACCAAAAGTTACCTTCTAAATCTAATCCACATTCTTCAGGAGTTAGAATAGTATATTGTATATGATCGCCTGCGATACTGTCAATACTTAAAAGGTCAATTTCGAAATAATCTTGTGTTATGGTAATCAATTTTTTGAATAATATACAACCTACATAAAAATCATAAGGTTCATCGGGAAATAAAACTAGATTTGTTTCAATAGATGAAAAATTTTGTAATAGAGGATTTTCTTGATTGATAAAAACACTATTATGAAGAAAGTTCTCTATAAAATATTTTATTTTTTTAAACCCATCTCCGAACGTCGATTTCTTATCTTCATATGGTGATATGCTTATGTTTATATTGAAACTATTAGGTATTATTTGTTTTTCATAAAAAACTGTGCAGGCAAAACTAGTAGGCCATACAAATTGTGTGGAATTAATCGACATTTATTAAATCATCTAATCCTTGTTTTTTTTGTTTATCTTGAATTTCTTTTAATGATCTTTCTTGTCTTATTCTTTGTTCATCGATATATTGATCAAGTGTTACAGCTATTTGATTGGCCAACCCACCCTGACCTAATTTTAAGGCTATGTGAAATTTTTTAGTAAGATCTAAAATTTTATTTTCTAATTCTTGATCTTTTAATTTAGTAGGATCTTGTACAAGTGGATTAAACATGTTTGATGATACCGATTAATGAGATATTTTTTGGTCGTGTTTCTCTTGCTGTGAATTTTGAATTGAATCAATTTCGCCTTGAGTTAACAACAGTGATTGTTGAATAATATTGAAATTATCTCTAAACCCTTGGCTATCATTAATTTTACCTGCTACAGGATAATTAATGTTAATTGTTTCTATTAGGTTGGTTACTGTTGTTGACATTATATATTTACGTATTAAGCGGTTCGCTGCCACATATACACAGTAATGTAAGGAGGCAAGTTGGCGTCGGTTGCACTACTACCGGCAGAATTAATAGTG